TAATCACTCATCAGAACATGAACTTTTCTATCAGCTCTTACTAACCAACCAGTAGAAACACAGGTTGCGGGTGTAGAATCTAATATATCTTTCATATCTCGCCAACCACTATCACTTTGAATATCTTCCCAATACACCAAATAGAAGTCATAGGTAAATGGTATTTCAGGTACTTCGTCTTTGAATTTTTTACTTTTCTTTTTTGTCATATTCACTCATTTTCTCACCAATTGCATAAACCATTAATGCAATATATCCTAATGTTGCTAAATTGGCAAATAATAAAAAATTTGTCAAGGTCATAATATACTCCTAATCGGTTAGAACCTCTTTATATTTTTCCTCTGCAACTATCTGCATATCTCGTTTGACACCATCTAAAATTGCAGGTAAATAAGATTCTAATATGTTAATAGACTGTATTGCAAATAGATAAGCGGCACGTTGCATTTCTGCTTCCATGACTGCTTGATTGTCAATACCACCACGAATGTTCTCAGTAATTACATGACCAAGAACTGCCTCATTGTAAGTTTGTGCCTTTGCACTTTTACTTAATGCAAATTCCCAAAACAATACAAAGAAAATTAAAATAATAGCTGTCATTACTGAATTTTTAATCCAATCGTTCATATTGACAACCTTTCGTATTTTACTTCTTCAATCCCACAAGGACCACTCACAAGTAATTCCTCACCTACATTTAACATTAAGAAATCTCTTTCCCAATCATCACCCATATAGGCATCTAAACCAAAATCTTTCATTTCTTCAAATGAAACAACCTGAGATGTACCATCGGCATCACCATAACCAGATAACCAAGTTACTTTAAAATTAAGCATAAACACCACCAATCTCACCATCAAGTATTTCGGCGGCAATAGAATAATCTATCTGATCACCAATCCAAACATCGATGTTTTGAATTTTCATTATAGAATCGATTGCCTCATCTTTAGTAACAATCTCATCTTTAAAAGCCTGACAGACTTTTTCAATCTGACTTTCAACTTCATCATATAACCACTCTTTAACTTTTCCCATTATGCAACCTCTTTCAAATCATATAAGTCAATTAAATCTACTGCATTGAAAACACACTTTGGCATTCCAATGTCTTTCACTAAATCATAGTGAAAAATCTTAATATCAGAATACATATAAGAACTTAACATAAGGTCTTTAACCTTAATCACTTCTCTATATGAATAAACAGACCATGTGTCCCAAACTTTAGAACCATGTTTTTTGTAAATTATCTTATATTTTTCTTTTTTCATATCTATAATGTATCAGGATATGAATAAAAGTCAAGGATAAAATTGGCCCAAAATGTCGCAGCTAAAAGTGTTGATTTTACTTACTTTTTCATAAAAGAATCGTTCCAATTAAAGGCTTCTTTAATTAGATTTGCCGTCAAACCCTTATATTTTTTATTCAATTCTTTGTCTTTCGTTGAAATTAATAAGTCTGCTTCTTCTTTTGTCAATCCTTCTAGTATCTGAACAAACATTGCTTCTCGTTTATTCTGTGATAGATTTGGATTACCACCTTTAATAAAATGATATAATCGTCTTGCTTCTCGTTTTAGATAAGTATGTTCAGTACCTTCTGGTGCTTCATTTTCTTTGAATGGTGGTTTTCCTTCAGGTAATAACCATTCTATATTAGGATCAAATGCAGCTTTAAGAATCATTCTTAATTCTGCTGTGTCGTAATGTTTTAATACTGATAACTTTTTAGGTTTATCCTTAGCGTTATTCACTTTCACTAAAATTTCGTGGAAAGTTAATGTTGGTCCAAACTTTCCGTCTTCATCAAATGCCATTTTTAGAACTCCTGTATTTGACCAATTAGGTCTTTTAATCTATTTGTAATAAAGTAGTTTAATATCTTATGTCGTCCTGAAACTTTAATGTTTTCATATTCTGACAAAATATTTTCTTCTACCTCTTTAGGTATATAGTCAAAATCAACAAGGCGCTGATTTCGTTGAAAATTTCTATATTGATATTCATTACAGAAACCTTTTGGATCACTATCAATCCAATAGTCCAACTTCTTCTTATTAATAGGTTTTTGACGAATACTATTAATAAAAGTATCATCAGGTGATAAGAAGTTTGGAATGCTGTCACCACGATCACCCTTTAATATATGTTCTTTAATATATCTATTAGGATCCACACCATCAATCCATTTCTTTTGAATGGGTGCATATTGTTTTACATTACCATATTTTTGTAATTGTATAAAGTCTTTATCACCACTTAATATTAAGACTTTTTCTTTTGAATTTTTAACCAAAGTTGCAATGATATCATCGGCCTCTGCACCATAAACATCTACAACTTTGTAAGGCATATGTTCTTTGAGTTCATCTCGCACTTTATTAAAGATAGTAAAGATATTATCCCAATCATGTGAATCAGTTTCTCTTGTTTTCTTTCTACCTGATTTGTAATTAGGAAATACTTCTCTACGCCAATAATGTCTGGAATCACAACATATTACAATTTCGCCATATTCATCTTTAAACTTTGTATTATAACTTCTTAGTGAGTTTAATACCATGTGTCGAACTAAATCTTCACTGATATCAGAATCTCTACCAACTTGTGCCATCAAGTTAGATATCATCACTTGATTTAAATCAACTAAAATCATTCTAATTCTTCGCCTTCAAATTCCACAGTTTTTTCTGTTTTATCTTTTGAAATATAATACTGTATTTGTGAATAATATTTATTTTGTCTTTTATCATACTTTATTGTCATCATTCTATCAATGATTTGATGCATAGGATGTTTTAAATCAAATTCTTTATGTATCATTGCTCTTAAAGCCTCAATAAAGAAACCTATTTCTTTAAATGTTTTCTTTGAATCTTGCCATTCAGTAGAACCAATACCTAAACCTTCTGATTGAAATTCGTGTATTAAACGAACCATGTAATCATCAACCAATGCATTAGCATAATCTCTGGATTGTTGTTCCAGCATACGATTATCGACATCAATTTCAGATTTTTTATTTAATTGTTTTTTTGTTTTTAGGTCTATTATTTCTGCTGTCATAATCTTTTACTATCTCTCGCAATTCAAAATATTCAATAATACCATTTAAATTTAATTCTTTTTGAAATGCTTTTTGTTTGTAAATTTTGTATTTTTCATATATCTGATTGTATTGTTTCTCGTTCTCTATTTGCAATAACCTCTCCTTTAAAATTTACATAACCTTTATCTAGTAAATATTCTTTTAGGTGATTAAAACCACCTATTACTTCTTTATCAATTACAATTTGAGGTACTGTTTTTACATTGCGTTTAAGGTGTTCAATCAGTTCTTCTTTTGAAATGTGAACACCTACAGTAAATTCCTCAAATTGTAGATTGCACTTATTTAATAAAGCTTTCGCTTGATCACAATAGGTGCAACCCGGTTTCGTATATACTTGTATAGACACTTTAGTTTAATTCCTCTTGTTGAATTATTTTATTATATCTATCTATATATTCCTGATCAATCATGTCAATATTTTTATCTCTAATAGAATCGGTATTGAACTGACTGATACTGTCGTCAAGTATCTTATTCCACAACTTATTCTGGTCATCATATGAGAATTTTAATAGTAAATACACTCTATATTCATCATATGCGGTTGTATAGATATCTTGTTCTGCAACTTCGTATCCAACGACAGCAGTCTTTTTTATCACATTGACAATAGTTCTATCAAACTCCTGAACAGTTCTTTTGTTTTTATCTCTACCCACTTCAGTTGAGAAATATGTGGCTCGTTCATTCATTTCACCATTGATCACATCAGCAATCTCTGCTTTCGCAATTAGATTTGCCTTTTTAATTGCTAGATTTAAGTCTGGACTTGTTGCAACTCCAGCCCCATAGAGAAAGTTATCACTCGTTGGTTTCATTACAAACCACTTTGGCACTTCTTCTAGCATCTCATTATTACCACTTGATTCTTGTTTAACTTGATATGTAGAACTACAAGAAGCTACAAACATTGCAAGAATCATCATCATTAAGTATCGCATTTAGATTACCCCCTTTACGATATTCATTAAAGTATTTACAATTGAAGGATTAATATAAACTATAAAACCACCCACAATTGCACCAAATATAAAATTAATCATATACCCACTCTCCGTTTTCTTTTAAACATACTTTCACTGGTGTGTGAAATATATGGTCTGCTCTGTCGATATATCTACAATAACTAGGTGTATCAACATTACGATAATAGAATTGGGCAAAGATTTCCCAATAACTAGGACCGATATATCCATCTCTACAAACCATTTTCTCTCGTAAAACGATCATAGTATCAGGATCTATTTCTTGTGTAATCACACAATTACTTTTTGTATGAGGAACTTCATTTGCCTGAGCAATCAATCCCCAAAACAAAACTCCAAGGTACACTACAACAATTGTTACAATATACCAAAAGAAACTATTTTTAAGATGTCGCATCAACTACCTCCCACACTCCGTCTGGGTGTTGACATGCAATACCAAATTCTGTCGATCTATCAAGTCCGGATATTGGCCAAGATGTTTGTATATCAACTGTCGATTGATAATCAGAACATTTCATTCCTGTATCGGTGACATAAGAGCGATTGATTTTAATATCACCTTTATTACCTGTTCTTGGATTAAACCAGGTTACATAACTTGGATTAGATGGTGCTGTATTTAAATGATCAACAAAAACTGCATTGTGTACATTTCTATCTGATTTATAAAACAATTCTGCACCTGCAAAACTTCCTAAAACCGCACAGGTAGCAACTAAAGGAGCACTTTGTGATATCAATTGATAACAGGTTGCACCTGCACTCGCACCACCAATAACTGCACCAAAATGACTTGATACATTTCTATTCTGTGAGCAACTAATTAAAGTTGTTGCAAGTATAATACTAAAGAATAGCTTCAAGTTCCTCATCTGTTAAACTTTCCTCTGCATCTGTTAGACCAACATCATCTGCCATAATTTGTTCATAGAGATTTTCTTCACTATCAGATAAATCATCTTCGTTTGATCTGTGTTTTACAATTATTGGCCAGTTACCTGTTTCATTAAACTTAATCAGATTTTCCCAATGAATATCATATGGTAATTCCATTCGTTGATGTTTCTTTAACCATTTGATTTTTGTTTCCACATCAGCATCTTTGATTTCTCTCCATTCATTATGAATCATCTCTAATGGTTTGATATCTTTAGACATTGGTTTCCTCATTCTCTTCCTCGTTAAATTCTAACCATTCACGCCTTTGTTCTGTTAAATCATAGATATCATCTAATTCATTATAAAGTTCATTATCACTTTTTTCTAAATTGTTTTTAATAACTTCATCTGCATATTCGGAGATGCCTTCTAAATAACGATCTTCACCATTATCATATACTCCTGCAAAATCCATACCAGGTTCTTCATAAGATGCCGATATACTACAATCTGGATTCTGTTCTAAGAATTTGTCATATGCACCAATTGGAGGTGACCAGGCACTATCAAAATAACCAGTGATAGAAGAATCATTTTCACCATCATTTACTAATCCAAGACCCTCAGTGTTAACATCCCACTTTGTACCCCAATTATCAACACACCATCCATAATCCCATTCACCTGACGGATTTGGATACATGGCAGTTAATAAACCTTTACCTTCATCACTCTCATACGATTGAACTACATTCCAAAGTTTTTCTATCTGTTCTTTTGGACCTGATATTTCAATACTATTGCTACACCAATTAGGCATTTTCACTCTCCTTTTGTTTTTGTTCTTTTTCGATTTTCTCTCGTTCTTTCATTGCTTGATACTGTAATGAAAGAATGTATTTTAATTTTGATATTCTGTTCTTCACACTTTTTGGTATCTTACCACGAAACTTTTCTGACCAATATCGCAATTCTAGGTCATTTTCAATTGAAGTTCTATTGAGTAAATCACTAAAACTTTCTTGCAAATTATTCATAATATTATCTCCCGATATCTTTGATATCATCTTTATTGATGACTTGATATGCCCCTTTGTTATATGCAGGTGCCACTGTAAAGTTATGTTCTATTCTTTTTCTTTTTGGCGCACCGTTACCCATATGAGGAACTGTTCTTTTTTCAACAACAACTGTCTGTCTTGTTCTGTCTGCGTTCAATGTGTTGATATCATTAAAGGCAGTATATTCTGACTTTGGTATTTTCTTATAGCCAAGAGATTTAAGATATTCTGCATGGTCTTCTCTTGCTTTTTTAAGAGAATCAGTTAAAGGTAATCTGTTTCTCTTTTTTGTTTTATGTCGAATATAAATTAATCCCATTATATTTTAACTGTTTTAATTGGTTCACCTTCCCACTCTGTCACAATAACAGAATCTTTTGTTATTAATGGAATCTGAATCCAACCATATTTTTGTTTTAATATATTTGTAATATGTGTATATTTGTATTTTACTGTATCAGTTTTTTTATTCATTGTCAAGTTCATTATCTTTCTGTATCATTGTAATTATAGCAAATATAAAGAATGATACACCTATAAATGCTGATAGGGCAACATATGCCCAATTTGTATCGCCCAGTTCATTGATAAAACCTATTGTTGAAATCATTGAAATACCCGACACAATAAAAAAGAATTTAATCATAGTTTCTCCTATCTCACTAATGCCCAAGCGGCAAGTTTTGCGTTGTTTTCATCGACAAATAACATCAGATCATCTAATAAAACATCAAAGTTTTGATCTTTTTTCATGTCTTGCGATAAAAATTTTGTAAAGTATTTACCAACTTCATCACAACCTGCAAGTACCTCTGAACCATATTGTTCATTTTGTATTTTACCATTGCAGTATAATTGGTAACATCTATCTGCCCAAGAAACCAAATAATTTCTATATGGACTTGGTTCGTAATCTTCTAATTTAAACTGAGCATATTCTAACTTATTCATTAATGTATTGAACCTCCGTGTTCTTTTTCGTATTGTGCTTCCATTTCAGCAAACTGTCTTTCTAGGTGATCTTCTAAACCTCTGATTGCACC